TAGTGAATTTCTCCTTTTGCAATTTGTCCACGACGTTTTAGTTTCCATACTATGTAATCCATTGTTGGGACACACATGGGATTCCAACCTACAAATGTTGTGGATTCCTTACTTGGAATCTTCCAACAGGGTGCATCATCATTATCAAGATCTAATGATTCACGATACTCATCCTCACCAAGTAAAACAACTGCTCTCTCAGCAGCATTCAAACTCTTGAAGCAATCAAAGCAGTTCTTTCTAATCTCCTCGGGAATTTCGTGTTTCATTTTACAACAACATCCCAAGCTTTCTTAAAGTTTTTATCCCAGTTTTCAGTATAAACGGGAAGAAAAGAGTTTAGTGCATAACAAATATCAACAATTTTCATTTGATTTTGTTCATCTACAGCCTCTTGCAATTCATCCAACATAAATTCTACCGTAGAAATTCGGGAAAATGATTGCTCAAGATTGTTCATTACTGTCCAGGTTTTGTTATCTGTCATTGGATTGCAAACTCAGCTGATGAATAATAATAATCAAACATAGCATATCCTTTACACTTTGCAAGTGACATACTATCAATGCGTTCTTCAAGAGTATGGTGTGATGGTGGATTACTATTAGGATCAGAAAAATATCTATAGAAAGAACTACCGCTAGGAGGCACTTCTCTTTTCAATTTCTCCTTTAACTCCATCATTGCATAGGCATTTTTATAGTTTTCTAATGCTTGATCAAAGTTTTGCATAGTCATTGGATTGCAAGTGGTTGTAGTCGGTCAAGGATCTCACGATAAGCAGGAACAATATCACCTTCATCTTTTCTGAATAGATCTTTATCAAATCTTTCATCACTACCAATCTTCCATAGTCTCATACTATCAGGACTAATCTCATCGGCAAGGTACAAATCACCATGAGCATCATAACCATACTCAATCTTGAAGTCAACCAGATCAATACCCATAATGTAGAACATCTGGCGGAGATAATCATTAATCCGTAATGTCATCTCAATAAAAGGTTCAGGATCATATCCCATCAGACGCACACGATCTGGTGTCAATAAAGGGTCATGTTTGCTATCATCCTTCAAAAAGAACTCCACAATCGGTTGTGGTAGTGGAGCACCTTCTTGAAGGGTTGTTTCACGAACAATAGATCCAGCAGCACGATTTCTACAAATAACTTCTAAAGGAACAATACTTACTTTCTTACAAATCATCTTATTGGCACCAACCATATTAATATAATGAGTTGGGATGAGTTCTTTGGAAAGTTTCTCAAAGATAATAGATGAAATACTACAGCAGAGGGATCCTTTCCCTAAAGGATGATCAACCATTTCACCATTACCAGCCGTCACCTTATCATGATACTCAATGATGACACGATCAGCATCGTCACCTTGATAAACGGTTTTAACCTTACCTTCTATAATTACTTCCATTAAAAAGAGGGTGTTTAACCCTCATAGTATACCATTCTTCAGTTTGTTTGTAAAGGATATTTTTTAGTCTCTCTGACGCCAATCATCTGGTTTATCTCTTTGAAACCAGTCCTTGATATCGTCAGCATCAGTGAATCCCGTTTTATGATTGGATGGATCGGGATCACCTAAACCCATCCTATTCAGAAAATCGTCGGTGCTGCCCTCTTCAATGTTTTGGGATGCTTGGCGTCTTGCTTTTTGCAACCAATCCTTTGCAAGAGTATGTGCCTTAGCAAGTTTTTCTGCCCAGATCATATCTTCAATGGAGACATCTTGCGAATTCGCAATACATTTACAAATAGATTCTAGTCGGAGACGATAAGCAGTAGATAACATAAATTTATGTCTCTTTATTTTTATTTATTTCTACCATCAATTTTTTAGCAATTCGCAAAGAACGACGGTGTATCATATATTTTACCATAGGATTACGTGGATTGTTAGTTAACCACCACCAATGGCGTTTTATTTCAGTATTTGCTAACTTTGACCCATACACAAAAATAGCAGCAGCACGTTCATCGGTTATGATGACATATGCAACTACCACAGACATTCCTAAAAGGATTGTGTATGGATGCATTAATTAAACTCCTTATTTCTGCGCTCATCCAAATACTGAACAATATCACTTCTCCATTCCATTAACTCATTAAAACATTCTTGATTGTGAGCACATTGACGGAGTTCATGATCTGGTTTCAGAACACTCTCATAAAAAAGACCGAGAGCATCTTTACGTTTTTCGTGTTTTTGATCGGTCATTTGCGTGACTTCTTCTTAAGAGTTTTCCGTTGGTTGTTGATAAAATCAACAGATTGCTTATAGGTATTCAATACCTTTACCTGACACCCATTATGTATAATCATGAATTTCTTACCAAATGGAACGGCAGCCCACATTCCGTCATTAGTCACATAACCCAACGGATCTTTTGGTTTTGGATTAAGGATTCCAGGACGAGAAACAAAAGGTTTAAGAAATCCCATCAAAAAACAGCAGTAACACTGACAACTTTAGCGTTAGGATTGCGTGCTAAAGCAACTTGCTTTGCCTCTTGATAATCACGAGCACGAACTTGCTCAGTGAAAACTTGACCTGCAACGTAAAGTTTGACTTCGCATTTCATGGTGGTGTTCCCTTGATTACTTTGTAATTATAGCAGAGTGGAGCAGGGTTTCTGCTCCTGATGTGACAGTTTTACTTCCGCACTACGGAAATCGCTGGTTCTCCCTGCTGGAATACGGTATCTACAACCGCTTGAACGCTCTTGGCAGTGCCGATACCCACCTTATCAAACACTGGCACACATACCAATCCGAACGTCTTCTCAGCGCCACCCAGGCGGATTACACGCCCAATGCTCTGGGAAATACCAATATAATCCATGTTCCGCATGAACAGAACTGCCTCCAGTCCCTTTACGTTGATGCCTTCAGAAAGAATGCTATGGTGCATCACAACAAACTTACGATTCTCTTCTGTGCCCCACTGATTAAGAGTCTTGAAGAATACTTCACGGGATACTTTCTTGCCATCGATGATAGCACCAGTTTTGCTAGTGATAAACATCCAGTGATAACCACGTTCGTGCAACTGAGCACAGAAATCAGATTGAGACACAAGACGGACAATCTGCTTTGTGGAACGTGCAGCAATCAGAATCTTACCGATGTTGTTATCATCAATAGTATCAAGCAGATTCTTCTCATCAGATTGCTTGAAATCACCCTGAGGCAGTTGCTGAACCACAACTTTGGGGGGCAGGATGTAACCTTCCTTGACTAGTTGTGGTGCAGGAACATTACAAATAACCTGACCATAAACCTCAGGATCATTCATTCCTGGTTTGAATACTGTTATGCTATGCTTCGGGGTTGCAGTAAAGAAATAGCAACGATCAGAATCGTTAGAAAAGAATTCGGTAGGAGGAAAAAAGTTACGTTGAACTGAGTTATGTGCCTCATCAAAGTAAATCGTATTCACTTCAATGTCTGCCTCTTGAATGCGATGCAGTGAATGATATGTAGTGAAGATGATAACATTCTCACCAGCAGTTCTTGCAGTGTTGTTGAACAATGCAATTTGTTCTGGTTTGGTGCTACTGAAATAATCAATCTCACCACTGTGAACATGCATCACATGGGTATGAGTAGTATCAATAATGTCAAGAAATTCTTTGCAAAGTTGTTCTGCAAGAAGAATACGAGGAGCAACAACAACAAAAGTCTGACCACGATCAATCAATTCCATGTTAGTCATGGCATCTTCGATCATGCAAATGGTCTTACCACCACCCGTAGGGATGATCACCTGACCTCTGCTGTTGTCCCACATTGCATTAACTGCTTTTTTCTGGTGGGGGCGAAGGGTGATCAAATGCTCTCCTGTCCTGTATGAACATATTATAGCAGAAAACCGTCCACCAGGAAACCCCAGTGGACGGTCTATGAATTGGTCGTCAACGTAAGAGGCAGTAGGTGCCTCTCTGGTTAGGGTAGAAATAGATACGTCCATCGTCACGTAAAGCTTGCAATTCTGCAAGGATTGTGCCGCGATAACTCTTTTCACTCTTAAATTGACTTAGAGCAAAGCGATATGTGCGAACAACATCATATGCTTGCTGTGCAGTAAAGTTCTCATTCACCTTGAAATTCTGACAGATAATCTGATAAGTAAGTTCCAAGAGATTTACTGATTCATACTTAACAGGTTCTTGAACTTTCTTGGTATTGCGAATCCGAATCAGTTCATCATAACAGTCGGTGTCAACAATCTGAGGTGGGCGAGAACCGAGAATAAGATATTCACGGAGATCTTCTTCACTATCAGAGTAAACTAAACTTAGACTATCAAAGATACTGTCAAGTTCATCTAATCGATTGTTGATGAGGAGTTCAATCTCATCAGCACTATTGACTTGAGTGGTATTCACATAGAAATTCAAGCGTGTCTTAATTCCTTTTGCAGCATTGGCAAAGAAGGTATCAAGAAAATCACGTAACCAAACTTTCTGACTCGCCTCAAACAAGCGATCAACTATTTTGGTAGTAACTTCGGCACCACCGTCAAGAATGGTAAAGTTACAGTTTGAAAAGAAACGAACCACTTGAGGGCGAGTATAATTCGTCAAAAACGAATCTTTCACCTCAGAATTAAGAATATTCTTCTTTAAGTTATACCGAGTGAGTGCAATTTCATGAATTGCAAACGTTTCAACCCATTCGTCAATCATATCTTGGGTGATATTAATACCCCTTTCTTGTTGACGTCTAACCCAGGCAACTCCGCGTGCCTTATAGTCATCATAGTTGGAAGAAGTACCGTCAGGTTGTGGTTGCCAAAGCAAACCAACTTCATCCATAACGTCACCCTCAGCATATCCTTCATTGATGTCATATACATCAATGAGCATATACTTGTACCCATTAGCAGAGTACCACAACCAACGGTGATTGCCGTTGATTAGGAAGTCTTCAAGGTCACCATTCTCCTTCCGAAGCACTACAGGAGGGAGTTTTCCTAGTTTATATCCCCTTTCAAGGGATTTTCCTACAGTATCAAGAACGCGACCATCATTGCCACGCTTTCGTCCAGCATTTTTCTTGAGTTTGATGTCTTTTACATCCACAAAAGTGGTGTAAAGATACTTACAAGAAGCATACTTAGGGCGTTGATACCCACGAACTTCTTTTACCAGTTCGTTACGCTCTTCCTCTGTCTTAGGATGTGGAACGTAATTTGGAGGAATGTTGATTCCAAAACTTTTATCAGACATAATCAGTTAGTTAATGCAATGTGCAACGTAGTGAGGAATCCCTCAACCACAAATACAATATACGATGAATCCGCTGCCCTGTCAACCCCTCATTGATTAGAAGAACTTATCTAACCCAACTGGTTCCCCAAAGGAATAATCATACTCTAGTGCATCGGCACACACATAGTGTGGGTGAGTGACATCAACACTAAGATTTGCACACAATTCTTTATGATTATCTTCCATCATCTCTACTGCATATAACATATGATTCAAAATATGTTCTTCGGTATGATATTCCAACAGTTTTTTCTTAAGTGCAATCAAAAAGTTTCCACATCCAGCAGAATTGTCAATAAAAGTGCTGTCCGAATCTTTAAGCAACTCAACATCAATTTCATCAATCATACTCTCAACAAGTTCCATCGGAGTGAATACTTCTTGAGTCTCTTTAATTCTTTCATCAGATCTTTGAATATTAGATCCAACATCAATATTATGTTTATTCTTTGCCATCTTTTTCCTCAACACATTTCATATAGGTTGTAATCAAGTCGTTCTTTCCAAAATGATATCGACCATTACATTGACCTGCTGCTTCTCTAAACTTATCAGCAAATTCTACCATATTATCCACTACTTTAGAATCTCGTACTCTAATAAAGTGATGTCCTTTAGCATAGTGAGTAAAGTTCTCTGTTTTCACTCTACCACTAGGACCACAACCATACTCACCAACAAATACATCTGCTTCATCTCTTCTCTCATAAGGAAGAAACTCAAAGTCAGGATGTTCTCTCATCATAGGAATCTCACCAACCCCTATTGCAAATCTAGAAGTATTTTTTACTTTCCAATGTTGTTTTACTGCACTAATACCGCCAGGGAAAGTAGAAGGGTCGAGATCTTCATCAACATCACAATGAAGATGTCCTACAATCTTATTCAAACAGGAAGGTTTCCGCACCGAAGTAGGAAGCACAGCACGAATATCATCAGTATGTTCTGACAACTTATTGAGAAACTTAATCGCGAGATTTCCACCCACACCATATGGTGGATTGATGATAGCTAAGCTAAATCTCATACTTTCTCTTCAACCTTAACAAAGGCACTCTAGCAAGAGCAGAGCACCTTGTCAAGCCCCTATTAGTGGAGATTTACAAATGATCCGTTTGCCTTCACTTTTAATTTATTATTACTAGTATCATAAACAACTGATCCATTTGGAATATCGGAATCATTTTGCAGTGTAGTTACGTTTGCACTAGAAACTTGTGGGAAAGCAATAGATTCAATTGTTCCACTCATAGTTACATGAATGATTCTCTTGAAAGAATTTGTATTATTTGATTGAGAAACACCAACCTTGACGCAATCTAATTGTCTATCGTAGAATATTCCTCCAGGAACTTGCTTTCCACTACCAGCTGCATCTACATTATTATCAATTGTTGCATCAGTTGGACTGTTAACTAAATTGGACAATGCCGTTGTTGACATTGATGGTAAAATTAATGGACTTGATGATCCACCAAGGTCTAAGCAAGATCTAGGGACATGTGTATTAATACCAACACTATATTGGTAAGTATGATTTTCACTGATTTGTGTTTGAACGTATTTGAGAGTATTAACAGCATCATTATGGAGACCAGAAACGAAGATAGTAGATCCACTAGTATCACCAAGAACTGATACATTTCCCCTAAAGTGAGAACCACCATAGTTAATTTCACGTTGATTACCTACATCTCCTCTGGCATCTGATGGAATTGAAGTTGTTCCAACTGCGAGAGATCCATCTTGGTCATCAAAAATTGTTAAACTTTTTTCAATAAAAGCATTACCCTGAACTTGTAATGTTGAATTACCATAATCTGATGTAAATGCTGCTCTAGATTCAGTGCCGATATTTGCTCCAGTAACAAATGTTCCAATGCCAGTAGTAACTTTAAAATCAGTTATTGATGCAATACCAAAAGTTGCACTAGCAAAAGTGCTAATTCCACTAGAATTAATATCACCATCAATATTCGAAACAAGTGTTGTTGATGTTCCACCACCAAAAGTAACCTGGTTTACACCTTGTCCTGCTGTTATAGTTCCTTCTGCAACAATGTTTCCAGTTGCTGCAACGTTTCCAGTAACATCTAATGCTTCTGCTGGAGTTGCTTTATTGATACCAACAAGACCTTCATGAGATGCTACAAGAATATTACTTCCATTATGAGAAACTGTGAAATCACCTGTTGTATTAATTCCAGCACCACCAGAAAGCACTACACTAATGTCACCACTAGCATCTTTATTCGTAAGTGTTAGATCTGTTCCATTATAAGCAATAGTTGCTGTATCATCTGTTGCACCAGTGAGATCTCTAGAAAGTGTAATGCTTGATGTAGCATTTTCTGAGATTAATCTCAATTCATTGTCAGTATATTTTACAACTTGAATCGAAGATGTTGGTGCAGAAGTTCCAATTCCAATATTTTGTGAGGAACCTAGAAGGGCAACACCAGTTGAACCAGAACCAACAAATTGATTAGTGCTAGCAGATAAACTACCAGTAACACTAACATCACCAGTTATTGTGAGATTGTCATTAACGTTTGTATTTCCTGAAGCAGAATTTAGATTAAGATCACCAGTTCTAGTATCTAAAGTATTTGCAACAACACCCAATCTCAATTCTTCGGCATGAACTTGTGCAAATGCTGCTGTTGCCGAACCAAGATCTCTAGTCTTATCTCCATCGGGAAGAATATCTCCACCAACAGTAACGATACCAACAGGTTCGAGATTTGTAATTCTTACATTACCAGTTGGTGCCTTAAGTTCTAGGTTTCCAGTTGTAGCAACGATCTCTTGATCAGATCCAACACCAACACGAATATTATCAACATGTAATTCACTATATCTTAATGCTGATGTTCCGAGCGGAACTGTCTGATCTGCTGTTGGATTAAGTGCTGTTGAAACATTTTCAGTTGCAACATTTATAGTGGTTGAATTTAATGTTGGTGCCGTTGTGACACCAGTTACATTGAAATCATCCTCAACAATAACAGTTCCTTGAGTAGAGTCTAACTTCAGTGGATGACCATTTCTGGTTGAAATCTTCTCAGAACTAGCAGCACCTATAGTAACTTCAGAAATAAATGCCTCACCAAGTGCTCCACCAACGGTTCCTAAACCACTATTCTTATCAGATGATACAATTACACTTGCAGATAGGGTTAAATTACCTGTAAGTGCTGTTACTCCACTTACAGATAGATTGTCATTAATAGTTGTTGTTCCGCCAGTAGAATCGATTGTGAGATTACCTGAGGTGGTATTAATCTCGTTACCATCAATGCTTACATTATCTACAGTTGCACTACCATTAACATCAAGAACACCATTGACAGTGGTATCACCATTGACAGTGGTAGTAGCAAAAGTTGAAATTCCAGCAACATTAATAGATCCAGTGACTATTAAGTTATCATCAACAGTTGTTGTTCCGCCAGTAGAATCGATTGTGAGATTTCCTGATGCAGTATCAATCTCATTGTCATCAGATACACCAATCTGAATATTATCAATGGTTGCACCACCATTTGCATCAATAGCACCAGTAAATGTTGTTACACCAGATACTACAACATTAGTAAGATTGGATTCTGTTATATTGAGTGTGCTAACAGTCGCAACACCAATAGTTGCTTCAGTAGCAGAAATAGTTGTTAATGTTGAAACACCAAGAATTGTTGCATTTTCAGAAACTTTTAGATCACCAGTTACTGTTGCACCAATACCAAGAGTTTCAAACTTCTTATTACCATTATGATAAAGTTCAACAGAACCATCTTTATTGAATTGTGCATATTTTTCAGACCCATCAGTCTGCTCAAAGACGATTGCATCGTCACCACGTAAGATTAGATTGCCATCACCACTATCTTGAATATATGAGTTATTGCTATCGTGATAAAGTCTTAAATCACCATCAGTTTCATTACCAATTCTTAGAGTAATATTATCTCCGAATACGAGATCTGATCCGAATTCTACTGCACCAGTAAATGATGTAACACCAAGTGTAGAAACACCAGATACATTCAGAGCAGAAGCCGTAGCATCTCCAGATACTAGAGTTCCAGTGACGGTAAGAGCACCACCAACTGTAGTATTATTAGTTACAGCAAGAGATCCAGAGGATAATGTCGTAACACCAAGAGTTCCAGCAGTTGCCACACCAACTACTAGATTTGTTGTATCTACTTCGGTTAAACCTGAGAGTATTAATGGTAGTCTTGCTGCATCTAATGTGCCTTCGCTAATATTATTTGCACTAATCGCAGTGATACCTGCACCAGATCCAACAAAAGATCCTGCAGTTACAATACCAGATAGTCTAATATGACCACCAGAGTTGATTCCAACTCCATTACCACCGTTATTTACATCCGCACCAATTTGTAGAGCATGAACTGGATTTGTTGTACCCACACCAACAGGACCAACATTGTAGATACTAGTATATCCAAGACCAGGATCCACATCAACCCATTGTGATGTTGGAAGATTTGCTAATTGTGATGCATCTCCTCTAAAGAAAGTTGCACTTATAATTCCCGACTGTGGGGATATTGTAATTCCAGTTCCAATACGCAATTCATCTGTAAAGGTTGAAATACCACTAACAAACAAATTAGTGGTAGTAACAATACCTGTTACATCAACAGTTCCACGAACATCTAAGTCTGCTCGCGGAATTGTTGTCCCAATACCAACCAGATTGCCCCTGACGATCAGGTCATCAACATCAACCTGAACGCCATTACGAAAGTTAAATGACTTATTATAATTGGGCATTTCCCTACTTTTTAGTTATTTATCTGATAATTTATCCTCAAGGTCTTCAACTTTTGCATTTAGTTCCTTGATTGCTTCAATTAATAAAGGAATAAGTTTTTCATATTGAACGGCATTATATTCATCACTTACAGGTGCCGGACGAACTGCCTCTGGAAGAACCTTTTGAACATCCTGTGCAGAAACACCAGCATATGTAATCTCAGTATCAAGACCAAATTTACCTGCAATTTCATTCCAGTTATAGGTGAAACCATTCAAGGATAGTGTTTTATTAAGAGCACCTGTGATTGGAAGTTTATTGGTTTTCAGGCGATCATCAGAAGCAAATGCCGTAAGATCCCCTGTAAATGAACCACCACCAGTAATTACCAAGTTACCACCCGAATATACTAGATGACTACCAGTTTTAAGTGTTTGAGTGCTAGTTCCAGCATTATTAGTGTCTGCAAATACTAAGAATCCATTCGAATTATTAGCTTGAGTTGTTTTAACTTGAGATGCACCACCAACTAAGGTTCCATGGAATTCAACACCGTAAACATCTTGCCAACGTCTTGATGGAGATCCAAGGTCACGACTATTATCACCATCAGGAAGAATCAAATGAGTTGTGGCAGTGCCGTTCATATCGAGCGTGCCATTAATTGTGGTGTTATCTAATGAAGTTGCACCATCAACATCCAAATTACCAACAACATCCAGATTGCTTGATATATTTGCAGAACCATTAAGATCAAGATTACCATCAATTCTGGTTCCATCTAATGTTGTGCTTCCATCAACATTGAGATTATGATTCATATCAACGTTTCCGTTGAATGTGTGAGAATCACCAGAAGCATTACCTATTGTGGTGTTACCATTAACAGCGAAAGTACCCGCAACTGTTCCATTTCCATCAACATCTAATGTGTCAATATGAGCAGTTCCATCAATGTAAAGATTTCTCCATTCTAAATTAGATGCACCTAAATCTCTTGCATTATCAGTAGAAGGAACTAAATGACTATCAAATCTACCAGTAGCAGTAATAGTATCACCAGTTGCATTACCAAGATTTACATCGCCATTCAGATTAGTAGTGCTAGCAACAGCAAAAGTACCCGCAACTGTTCCATTTCCATCAACATCTAATGTGTCAATATGAGCAGTTCCATCAATGAATAGATCTCTCCATTCAAGTGAAGATGCTCCCAAATCTCTTGTTCCATCAGGAGTAGGAATCAGATGACTATCAAATCTACCAGTAGCGGTAATAGTATCACTAGTTGCATTACCAAGATCTACATTACCATTAGCAACGAGATTTCCAGAAATATCAACGTTATCATTGATATCAATTAGTCCACCATTAGAATCAAGAACGAGATTACCTGAAGTTGTATCAATGGTATTATCATCAGTGATGGCAATTTGAATATTACCAAAGTCACCACCACCAGCAGTAATAGTATTATTACCATTGTCAATATCATTATTAACAGTGAGAGTTCCATCAATCGTAACAGTATCACTAGATGCATTATCACCTAGTGTGGTGCTACCTTTGACGTTAAGTCCACCACCAACTGTTAAGTTCTTAGCAATACCAACACCACCATCAAACTGAGCAGCACCTGTGTCTACATTACCAAGTGTATTCTGAGTTGTATCGGTGAAGAAAACATTATCTCCAGCAGCATCAATGGTCAGATCACCCAAAGTTGTGGAAACAGTATTACCATCAATTCTTATATTACCAATATCAACAGCGCCATTAAAATCAACACTACCAGCAAATGTTGAGATGCCAGATGCACTAGTGACGTTTAAATTACGTTCTAGTGTGGTATCACCCTCAACCTTAAAGTGATCATCAACGATAACAAATCCATCATCTGATGTAGTTCCAAGGAGAAGATCACCAGTGATACCACGGATTGTTCTGTCTTCAACCTCTGTTCCACCAGCAACACCTTCGGTTGCAATACCGATACCACCAATCCATGCTCCAGACCACTCATTACCATCACGTCCCAAGAACGCTTCTTCACTACCTCTAGAGAATAATCCAGTATTAATCTGAATTCCACCATTAAAGGTTGAGATACCAGCAACATTAAGATCACCACAGATGTTCACGTTCTTAGCAACACCAATACCACCAAGAGTTCTGATAGCACCAGTTGTGCAAGAATTTGATTGTGTATCATTCTTGGAGATAATTTCACCGCCGATGACAAAGTTATCTTCTAATTTTAATTCATCATTAAAGATAACCTTACCATTGAATGTGACAGGACCATCAAACTGCGAAAGAATTTGATTAGATGATCCACCTTCAACCAAAATTCTTTCTTTAACAATAACTTCGTCAAATACAACAGAAAGTCTAGAAGGATCCTGACCAGCAACAGTTGGAATTGGAATATCAAATGTTTGTTGCTTACCAGAAGATGCAGAATACTTGGTATTACCGATGAAGAAGTCTCCATCACTGTTCATACCAGTATAAACAACCTGACCACCAGATTTTTCTTGTGCTTGTGCTAAGAAGTCTTCTCTCTCTGTTAGAGTTCTTACCTGAACCTGTGGTAAACCAGTTGAGTAGTTACCAGGTCCATAACCAAGATATTCAAACGTATGACCCGAAGCACGAAGAATTGAAGGTCTACGAAGTTCAATAGCAATTGGTTTAATCTTTTTGATTAATGAATTTGCAGGATGATCCTGTTTCGAAGTTCCAAGAGATCCACGAAGAACAGTGATTTCATTGGAACCAGAACCAGTGAGAGTGCTACTTGCAACTCTCATAATTTCTTCATTGACCTCAATGAAACTTCCTAGTGGGAGTCTTGCAGTAGTTCCAACACCAACACTACCCTGAACAGAGTTTGTTACAATGGCGAATGAAGATTTACCACCAGAAGAGGCTGTTGTTAGATCATTAACAAGTGAACCAAACTGATTATCGTAGAGTGGGATACCTCTAGAACCTAAGTTCTCTCCATCAACACCAGATGTAAGATCATTGGCATTAAATCCATGCTTTAGAACACGATTTGCTGTAGATGCAATTTCTTTACCAACCGTAAAGGTAGTGATTCCTGCAGAATCCTTAACAATAAAGTCACCGAGATTGTTATCGGAAGAGTCGAGAATTCTTAATTGGTTACCAGCAACTAATCCGTGTGCAGTGCTTGTAGTAATTGTTGTTATTCCTACAAGTGCATCAAATACACGAGTGCTTACACTTGCTGATGGTCCAATATTAAATACAACTTGATTTTCAAAAATCTCCGGATCACCAGATGTTTTTGCAATTGCGATTTCATTTCTGGAAGGAATAGAAGAAATTCTATAAAGACCATCAGTAACAGTCCCAAGACCAGTTACTTGAAGAGCATTATTATCTGGAGATGATAAACAAGCAGCATTAATTGTAATACTTGCTCCAGCAAATCCTTGGAAATATAATGTTTCTCCAGCAGAATATCCAGAACCAGATGATGCAATCGTCACAGATGTGATTGAACCACCTGTTACAGTAACATCGGCAGTAGCACCTTGCCAAATTGTGAAGGTATTATCACTATAAAGTCTTACGCTGAAGTAAGATCCATTATCGAATCCACTACCACCTGTTAGAACACTAAAATCAATAATACCGTTTAATCCATGATCCTGTTTTGTTGTGATCGTTGCAACACCAACAGATAATGGAGAAGTTCTCAATACCTTAGGTGTTATACCAAATTTAGTAAAAGCAATATCTACAGTTTCTCTAGTGATACTCTTTTGAAGGTCATTAGTATTAACTTCACCTAGAGGGAATCTTTGTGCAAATGATTTCGATGCTCCAGGGTTATCAAGTTTATTGTCACGGTCTAATTGTGGATATAAATTAGTTACGTTCTGCTCGTATTCATAGTTAGTAAATTCTTCAGTAACTTGGTTAGATGAATTGAGGACGTATAGGTGATAGATACCATCAGAAACATTCTCCACATATGGAGAAATGATATCTCTTCTGTAGATATAGAGATTTGATTCTAAGTCATTTCTTTCAAATCTGGGCAAATTTGTGTCTCTTGCTGCAGAAGAGGATCCAGTGTAATCACCAACATTATGAGTAACACCATTTCTATCAGTTGTTGAATATGTAAAAGTCATAGTGTCAACAACACTATCAACCACAAAATCACCGTTATATCCACTTACACCAACACCAGTTGGATTTCCAGTTGATTTAACATTCTTGATAAGAACACGATCACCAATATCTAATTTATGTGGTTGTTCTGTAATAATTGTGACGTCATTGGTCGCTACAGAACAAGTGCTGATAAATCCTGGATTTCTCTTAAATCTAACATTATCTGCATCGATTGTCGATAATGAAAGTTCAGCATCTGTGAGTGCTCCAGTAATACTAGATTCCTGAAGAACAAATCCTTCTTGTGGATCTTTTGCTCCTGTTGTTTCTTTTGGAATTACAAATCTAACTTTATAAATCTTGTCATCAATACTTCTATTATCAGCTATTCTCTTGAAGAAAGTAACGTCCGTTCTATCTTCAGCGAAACCAACAACACCTAAAGTGTTTAACTGATCATAGATTTCATTACCTTGATTTACATAAACAAACCAGTTACTGTTATTGGGGTCATACTGAATTGGAGATCCAAGTTCTCCAGAATCTCTATCAGTAACTCTACTAATGATTCTCAGATTAGATCCACCATACAACTTTAATGGGAGATCATTTGATGCATTTGCAGGCGTAGACGCTAATTTAATTTGATTTGCATTCTGTGTTGTGATTACGTAATAAGGTCTACTTGGGTTAAGACCTTCAGGAAGATCAGCATCATCACTTACGACAATAACCTTTTCACCTGTTCTGAGATTATGATTGCTATCTAAAACTAAGAAATTAAAATCTGGTGATTGTGTTCCTCTAACAACGATAAATTCTTTTTTAGATGAATTAGATCCAGTTGGAGTAATTTGAGATCCAGATATATCAGTATCAGTCATAAAGACTGAACAACTTGCAACACGAACTGAAGCTGTTGCAGGAAGATCTAAAAATAATTTTTCATCCTGTCTTGCACCAACTCTATAACCAGATATTAAATTTGGTGGAACATTATCTTTAGTATTAAATCCAAAGAGATATAAGTGACTTGTAATACCAACGGCAGTAGTTAGACCAACGTCAATAGGAATCCAATCAACGTTTACTGATCTGTCTCGAATAGATTTTGGTGAGATGACATGAGTAATGTATCCATGATCATCCTTATCGAATGCTTTTTTCTTAAATCCATCTGCAACCAGTGCAGTTTGACCAAAGTTGGAGTTGGAGTTTGTAATCGATGCATCAGCACCAGATTCTGCACTGAAGTGTCTATTAAAACCAATTGCGAAGACCGAAACGATCTGTAGAATAGAATCGTTTCTTTGTTGAACATGTCCAGTCTCCCATCCTCTCCTATAAACTGCCTGTTGATCGAGGTGATAAACAGTCTCACTATTTGTAGATGCCGAACCAGAAGATAGTGCCGAACCAGTTACTTTAGTGACACTGATGCCATCATAAGATCTTGTCTGGGCATTATACTTAACAAATGCACGGTCATCTTTCTGCAAGGAGACTGCCGTGAATTGAGCCAGAACCATGGAACGGAAACCATCCGCTTTCGCACCATCAGCAGTCAGACCATTCATACCCCATACAGAACGGAGTGAACAGTTGAATATGTATGGTGATGCACCTTTAACAGTATCAGTTTCAATTGTTACTGTGCCAGATCCAGATGGATCTGCAGGAAGATTGCTCCTTATAGATGATAATAGGTACGTGAAAGTTTTTTCCCCAGTAACAGACGCAACTGTTGTCGAAACATTATAATCATCAACATCAATACCACGAATCTTAATTGGTGTTCCAACATTTAATTCGTGATCTTCTACTGTGGTAACAGTAATAACTGGATCTGGAGTTGCACCATCACCAGAAATAATGTCTGAAATTGTGATGGGGTCAGCAGCAAATGCGCCAACAATTTCCCATTCTGGTCTTTCTTTTGCGAAAGCATCTGGAGCAAGTGGGAATTTCTGCGCTGAAGGAATTTGTCTACCAGAACCTTCATTAAATGCATTGGATAGTTTTGCATAATACATATCCAAGTCGGTTGTTTCAAAACCGCCAGGAATATTCACACCATCAGCATACTCAAAACACGTAAGTTTATGGTGAGAGAATGTTGGTGTTGAAAGATTACCAGATCCAGGAGTAAAGACTCTATTGTTTGTATATACTAATCCACTTTCATCAGCATCAAAGAAACTGAACTGCCAGAAATAACAGAGACCAGTTACCCTAAAGACAGCAGTTGATGGAACATCTAGATCAGTTGGGTTTGGAACATACTTAGGTCTAATTCTAGTTTTTCTTAAATCAAGACCAACAATAGAAGTACCACGAGGAATGATAACACCACCCTCAACACTATTAAACTTATAAAGGATATTATCTTCTTGGTTAATATCAAAGTTTGACTCAAGGTTCAAACTAAATACATCCGATGCTGGGGATGTAGTATTTCCATTTGGTGCAACTGCTTGTGCAAGTGCAGTTCCAATCTTCTTAATACCAAAACCAGGTCTGTTATCAATGGTGTGATCACCAGGGAAAACAAGAATGGTTGTTCTTGCGTTATTATCGTTATTATTACCAACTATGAAAGAAAATCTAGATGCTTCAATCAGTGCCCTTTGAATAGTTTTAAAGGGTTTTGTTAGAGAGTTACCTTGATTGGTAATACTATCTGTCGCATCAAGATCATTCGAGTTTACATATAGAATTCTACCTTCGTAGTTCTTGATAAAATTCTCTAGTTTATTAAGAGGCATCGGATTATATCGCCCAGATTATTTTCTATGATTTATTTATCCTAGTAAATCCTCCTTAGTAAAGTAAGGAATTAAATCTTCTGGGAGTGTTTTTGGATTTTTTATTGAAATATCATCAAAACAAGGATGTGCTTGTTCTAAAATTAAATAGTTTGATCCGGCATATACATCATCTATTTCTAGAGATTGATTTTTATTTGCTTCTTCTATCAATGCTCTATCATAAAGATGACCATCTGGAAGTTCGTCAAAAGTGAATGGGACACCTTCCAGAAAATACATTCTTACAATTATTCTCTGGTCGTTATACCAACAATGTGATGTGCTTACGGTATACGACATATCATGTTATTTTTTTATATTTAGTAGTGCGAGTAGGGAGACTTGAACTCCCACGAGCACAATGCTCAACAGATTTTAAGTCTGGTGCGTCTACCGATTCCGCCATACTCGCTTAGTGCTTCCTGTGAGGATCGAACTCACCTTAGGCAAATTATGAGTTTGCTGCATTCACCAGATTGCTAAGGAAGCAGATAGGAATGCCGAGAATTGAACTCGGATGACCCCGTTATAAGCAGGGCGCATTAACCATTATGCGACACTCCCTGATGATGAACTACTGAGCTTCGTTATTATTCTCAGTGTGTATTCGTATTAGTTCATCATCGGCAGGCATCATCACTGCTGCCTTACCATCTTCTCTTACAATACCTATGGTTTCACCTTTTTCGACTCTTTCTAAGAGTTCGTCAAAATTGTCTTCCCATTCTTTTAGAGTAAAAACTTCCATTAATTTACCTTTCCATAAACTGCAAGATCAGCATATTCAATTTGATCATCATTGAGGTGGGAAGTGCAGCACTCCATCACGTTCATAAATTGTTCGGCAGTTTCACATTCTATAATCTTTTCATCTCCTTGATCACTGAAAAGAAGGAACGTGCGGGTGCAAATATCAATCACTACGCCTTGAACAAAAGTTTCAGTGTTCATTCGGGGGTGTTTCCTTGATTACCCTCTAATTATAGAGCATCTCCCCCCAGAATGTCAACCGTATCAATTGATGAACCGTCCACCGACAGCATCATAACGCTCCGTGACCTCTTCTTGCGTTAATGCCTTATTATAAACACGGAACAACGAGATTTCCATCGGTATTCTATAATTAGTGTCAAATCTTCTTCCAGAAATTCTTCCCTGCCCATAGTTTGCAGGATTAAAATTTCTTTTCGCAGAATCTTCACCACTACCAGCACGAACTACTTCTAATGCTGATTGAAGATTTCCATTGATGTAAATCTTGTTATTTGTGTAAGAAACATCCTTTCTCATTTCAAAAATATAATGTGTCCATTGTCCAGGTAATTCGTCATCATTAAGAGTTGGTCCATCATCTTTATTGATACCTAATTGCTCAACTCTTGATGATGATAATCCATATAAATCACCATTTCCAGTGTTAAATCCAAGTGCTATTTGCGTTCCATTACCAATAACAGATCCTGTCCATACACTATACTCATCCCAACCAAAGATCATATAACCATTAGTATCTTCAATTTGAGTATCAATATGCACTTGTGCCAGCACTTCAACCGTTACTGTTGTAGTATTTGCATCAATGTTTGGTGCTTCAAAATTCGCGTGATCGTTATCCCCATCAAATTGAAAATAATTTTGTAATACTGTAACAGTGCTTTCAATAAAAGTTGAAATACCTACAAGATCTGCATCATTACCAGCAACATCCGGGCTTTCTGCCAGATCATACCAAATAGTTCCAGTTCCAAAATAAGAAGAATTGTTTGATGCATCTAAATCAAGCACAAGACCTTCTGGTAATGCAGTAGCATCTTCCTCAACATCTAGAACTGCAAGAGCTGCAATGGCACTTTTGTTTGAAGTTCTTCTCCTGGTAAATTCTGTCTTTGTATTTTGCATCCCCCAATGGGTCAATTCTTTCTCAGACTTATTCTTTTTAACCTCATTTAGTGTTCCACGGAGAGAATCTCTATCTTTCCTAATTTGAATAATTTCTTGGTATATGGTATCAATACTAGATGCAATATCGACACATCTGGAAGCAGTCACACTAGTATCAGTTGCTGGAGCAACTCCTGCACCATTATAAGTATAACCAACTAATGGAACTCCTGCTGCATGTGATGCTGTTGAAGTTGTGAGATCAAATCTACCATTTCCGATAAAAGAACCACTACCATCAGTTCTTACGCCAGTTGCAACATTAGAAGTATTTCTAAATTCTACATTATCTCTTACATTTTTATACCCAAATCCAGAGTATGATGAATCTAAATGAATAGTTCTGTCAGGATCAAATGGATTTTGTGCTCCAGAATCATATCCAGGACCTGCCATTTTATCATATATCTTTACAAATTCGACATCATTATTGATAGTTGTGTTATTTGAGAACGATGTTGTATATCCAACTTCTCCAGGAGTTCCCGTAGTGCTTAGGGCAATACCTGGATTACAGTTTCCATTTGTTGCTTCTGTTGATAAATTGACAATTTGCTGCTTTTTAATATTAATTTGATTATTGAAGTTCATCACTTTATTATCAACTTCTCTACAAAGACGTTGAAGAACATCTGCTTTATTTTTTATTTCTTTTTCTTTGTCAGAAACCACATTTTCATCATAAAATGTTTCCTTTGGTGTATACTTAGATTTTGTCCAAGTGCCATCTTCCGTTTGTTCAATTTTATCAAATTCTAAAGCAGTTGGTGCTTTTTCTGTAGTTTGTTTTTCAAAAGCACCATCCAACTCTACCTGCTCTGCTTCTAGTATATCAATACCTTGTCTTCTTAGTGCATCATCGATTGCCATTTATGAATCCTCCAATAATGTAATTCTTTCTTTTAAAATCTTAATTTCTTTTTGATGCTCTTGAACTGCACCAATTAATAAAGTCGTGAGTCTACCATAATCAACACCTTTATATATTTTATCATATAATGGTTCATCTTTTACTACTGATGGTATATACTTACCAACTTCTTGTGCAATTAAACCAATTTGTCTACCTTCTGGGTAATTTTTGGTAAGAGATGTTGGAAGATCTTCTTTCCAATCATATGAAACGGGATTAAGTTTCATCAATAAATTCAAAGATTCTAAATCATCTAATCGTTTAATATTTTTCTTCAATCTGATATCAGAGTGAATATGTAATAGGTCTAAAGGTTTTCCATTATACTTCCAAAAACCAGCTAAATCACCTAAGGGAGCAACATTAGTTGATACTGGTGTTATTTCCTTGACTGCTGGTGTAATTTTTGAAAATAATCCTGTAATTTTCTGAGAAATTGCATTATATGCTGCTTCTAAAGCACCTAAAGAAATGCTTGAACCAATCTTAATGTCTGCTCCAGTTACGTTTTGAATTCCAACATGATTATTCAAACCAATTGAATTAAAAGTTAGCGGACTTGTAATAGAAGGTCCAGCAACTAATGATCCAGTGAATGGAATTGCAGTAGAACCTCCACCAAAGTGACCCTTATGTGCAGAGAGTGATCCTGGTTCCCATAATCCATTAGGTATTTGTAATGCACCACCACCAAGTGGAGTCATTATATCAATACTGCCTAGTTCTAGTTTATCAAGCATTTTATTTCTCCTTATTTACAAGTCTGACTAATTGCTGTAATCAATGATGCCCAATTACCAGATAAGATACTCTTAAGAAATCCTGCACTTGAAACAGCACTTCCTTTATTAAAATTTCCAGCCAACATCATATCACCCACAAAATTCATATTTCCCTCACTCACAATACACATTCTTGCTGCAGCTAATCTATATTCATTACCTGTGGTAACTTGATAGAATCCATTACACTTGGACATTATATTACCCTGCCCAGATTCTCCAGATGCGTTGAAGAAAATGTTTCTAGCATTAATATATACATCACCATTTTCAGCATTTAATACAATATCACCAGATCTTGCAATAATTGCTTTACCAACTCCACCATGTTGTGATGGATCACCATTAATTGCAACTACTTCTGCACTAAATCCTTGTATTCTTTCATTCTTATTTCCACTCTTTGAGTGAATTATAGAATTATTTGCCGACGTAATAATAGTCAGATCTCTTTTATCATCAATTCCTTCATGCGTAACAGGTCCACAGTGCATAAAAGCATGTGGGTTAGCAGTGATTGTATAATCTGGTGCGTTTGACATCTGTTATCAAATTTTTAAGTATTTATTATCAATATCCATATCCACCACCAGATCCAGATGAACCACTAGATCCACTGCTAGATCCAGATGAACCACTAGATCCACTACTAGATCCACTACTAGATCCACTACTAGAACTACTGGAAGAAGTAGATGGAGATGTGGGTGTTG